AACTGGAGAAAATTTTACAGGTTGTACTAGAGGAACAAGTGCACCCTACAGAGGTGCTGCACCACAACGTACAACAGCAGGAACTCATCCTATAGGAGCAAAAGTATTTGGGGCCTATAAAGTTATTTCTTTAAATGAAACACAAGTTAAAGGTAATGGTCAACCTGAGTTTACAACTCAATTTGATGGTGTAAATGTTACATTAGCAAGTAATGCAACATCCACAGAAACAGGGGGCGGTTTATTATGTACAATCGGACCCATTAATGATAGAGCTTAATTATGGCAACACATTATACATACGCAACTTTAACAACAGCAATTAGAGCTTTTACAGAAGTTGATAACGATCCTGCTGTTACGGCTGTTGTATTAACTCAGACTATTATTGATGAATTTATCATGGCTGCAGAGCATAGAATTAATACTGAATTACCTATGGACTCAGACAGACTTGTTAAAGAAGGTACTTTAGTTGCAGATGACAATACAATTAATTCACCAGCAGGGGCTTTATTTATAAGAGGTGTAGAAGTATTTAATACTGCTAATACTACTGAAGAAGGAACTTGGTTAGAAAAAAAAGATCAAACTTATTTATCAGAATATGTAGGAAGATTAACAGGTCCTCAAGGAGATTTAACTGGACAAGATGTTACTGGATTACCTAAGTATTATGCAATGTTTGGTGGTGCTACAGGTCTTACAGATTCAACGTCTGGAGGTATGTATATAGCCCCTACACCGGATGCTAATTATAGATTTAGAATATATTACAACAAACTGCCGGTAGCATTATCTGGATCAAATACAACAACTTATTTAAGTAATTATATGCCACAAATCTTATTATATGCTTGTTTGGTAGAAGCATATGGATTCTTAAAAGGTCCAATGGATATGTTGACATTGTATGAAAATAAATATAAAACAGGCATACAACAGTTTGCAGGAATGCAAATTGGGAGAAGAAGACGAGACGATTATACTGATGGTACAGTTAGAATACAAGTCAAGTCACCTTCACCATAAAAAATTAGGAGATAAAAATTATGACAATCGCATCAGCAGTATGTTCAAGTTTTAAAAAAGAATTATTTCAAGGGTATCATGACTTTGATGCTAACGGATCAGGTGGAGACACTTTTAAAATAGCTTTATACACAAGTGGCGCAACTTTAAACGCGACAACTACAGTTTATTCAACTAACCCAGGTGGCGGATCAAACACTGAAGTAGCAAACGGTAATGGATACACGACAGCAGGAAACACACTTGTAAATACTGGTGTAGGTTTAACTTCTACTACTGCATTTACAGATTTTTCTGACACGTCTTGGACATCAGCATCTTTCACAGCGAACGGTTGTTTAATTTACAACACACAAGCTAATGGTGGTTCTGGTACTACAAACGCTGTATGTGCTGTAGCTTTCGGTGGAGACAAAACTGTTTCTTCAGGAACTTTTACAATACAATTTCCAACTAACGACGCATCGTCTGCTATTCTGAGATTAACAGCATAGGGAGGAACTCCTTATGTCCGTAATCAGAACTTTCACAGTAACGGTAGGTAACCCCGGTTCTGGTAACAGATATTATATAGACGGAGTCTTACAAGAAACTGTAAATCTTGCAGAAGGTTACACTTATAGATTTGATGTTTCTGATAGTTCGATGGGTCCTCACCCATTTAAATTTTCTACAACAAGCAATGGAACACACAACGGCGGTTCTGAATACACAACAGGAGTAACAACTTCTGGAACAACAGGTCAAGCAAATGCTTATGTTCAAATAGCTGTAGCAGCTTCTGCACCACAACTTTATTATTATTGTCAATATCACTCAGGAATGGGTGGATCAGCAAACACTGTAGAGTCAGATTCTTGGAACGTTTTAGAATGGGGTCAAAATTCTTATGGCACACAAGATACAGTTAATGTTTCTCCAACAGGTATTTCTTTTTCTTCAGACATAGGTTCAATTATTGCTTCAGCCGATAGAGGTTGGGGTGCTGATGCTTGGAGTAATGGTGAATGGGGAGAACTTAACAATGATACTGCTATTCTTACAGGTTTATCTTTTAGTGCAGATATTGGTGCAGCAACAGCTTTTTCAGAACAAGGTTGGGGTAACTCCACATGGGGCACTGCTCCTTATGGTGATAGTTTTAGTCCTACCGTTGCACTTACTGGTCTTAGTATAACTTCAGAGTTAGGCGAATTACCTTATGCACAATCTGAAGAAGGTTGGGGTAGAGATGAATGGGGAATTGGTAACTGGGGTGAAAATACTACAAAAGTTTTATTAGATGGTTTATCGATGTCAGCTTCTCTTGGACCAGATGGTTGGGGAATAAATTCATTTGGTGATGGACAATGGGGAGGAGAATTTACATTTAAACCTGAAAGTATAATTGTACCAACTGGTCAAACTGCATCTGCTGCATTAGGATCAGCGACAATTGGTAGACTAGATATGATATTTAGTGTTTCTTCACCTGGAACAATTGGTGCAGGTCTAGGCACTCCAAGTATAAATAATGGTTCAGATCATCAACAAGGTTTAGCAAGTTTTGCAATACCTGCTGCAGTAGGATCAGTGGTAGCTTTACCAAATACAATTGCAGCATTAACTGGTTTAGAAGTAACGGCAGAAGTTGCAGAAGTTAGTGTCGGTTCAGTAGAATTAATTGATTTAACTGGTGTAGTTTTAAAAGGTGCAATAGGGTCAACCGCTGTAGATGGTATGGCAGTGGGTATAACTGGTGTAACTTTTGAAGCAGATGTAGGAGCAATAAGTCCAACAAACATGACTGTAGGATTGACAGGACAAGCGTTTACTGCTAGTTTACAGACTGTAGGTTTTGGTCAAATTGGATATCAAGATGTTGACATCACAGGTGAAACATCATATACAGACGTTAACCACGCAGCTTAATAGGAGAACAAAATTATGGCATCAACTTATACGGATCTCGGTCTAGAATTAATGGCAACCGGCGAAAACGCTGGCCAATGGGGAACAAAAACAAACGCAAACCTAAGTTTAATTGAACAATTAACTGGTGGTGTTAACTCTCAAGCTGTAACTGATTCAGGTACACCAACTGCTTTAACAATAGCAGATGGTGCTTTAACAGGAACTGCTCAACACAGAGTTATAGAATTAACAGGATCAATAACTGGAAACAGAATTGTAACTTTTCCATTACTTACAGAAAATTTTTATTTTATTAAAAACGGAACATCTGGTGCATACACAGTACAGATAAAAGCTGTATCTGGTTCAGGTGCAACAGTTACTTTTGGAGCAACTGATAAAGGATATAAAATAATATATCTTGATGGTATTGCAACTAATACTGGTGTTATTGAAGTACCTTTAGGAGATACTAACGAAGTAACTCTTACAGGGACCCAGACTTTAACAAACAAAACTTTAACAGCACCTAAAATCGGTACTTCTATTTTAGATACTAATGGAAACGAATTAGCTTTACTTACAGCTACGGGTTCAGCAGTAAATGAATTTACAATAGCTAATGCTTCAACAGGAGCAGCACCAACTCTTTCAGCAACAGGTGAAACTAATGTTGGTATAAACATTAAACCTAAAGGAACTGGAGAAACAGTTTTTGGTTCAGGTGCAGCAGCCGCAACACTTACAACAAGTGGTGCATACGATTTAGTTTTAGATACAAATGGGGGTACTAATTCAGGTACTATTACAATTACAGATGGTGCCGCTGGTGCTATTAATATTGCCCCTAACGGATCAGGTGTAGCACAGGTTGGTGGATCAGCAATTAAAGTTGCAGGACTAGAGACTATGTGGGTTCCATCAGCAGCAATGTATGGAGCTACAACTAACCCAGCAGACGCACAACAAGTTGAAACAACAGCTATAAGACCTGATATGAAAGTATTAGATTTTGATGCAAGTACAAATGAATTTGCACAATTTTCAGTAGCTTTTCCTAAATCATGGAATGAAGGAACAGTAACTTATCAAGTATATTGGACTCCAAGTAGTACAAATACAGGTAACTGTTTATTTCAATTACAAGGTGTAGCAGTTGGGGATGGTGATACTATTGATGTTGCTTACGGAACAGGAATTACAGTTACAGACGCTGGTATAGGAACAGTAGAAGATCAACAAATTTCTCCAGTAAGTAGCGCAGTTACAATTGCAGGTTCTCCTGCGGTAGGTGAACAAACTTACTTTCAATTATTAAGATTAGCGGCAGACGGTTCAGATACTTTTACTGGGGATGCTAGAGTTCTTGGTATTAGAATATTCTTTACTACTGATGCAGCTAACGACGCATAAGGAATTTAGATATGAGAGATTTAAAAAATAAACTTACTTCAGGTAAGAACACAAAAAATATACAAAACAGAAAAGGTAAATCATTCGGTTATCAAGTCTTAGGATTTGGTGCTGGTGGTGGTGGTGCTGCCCCTTATGAAATAATTATGATGGTGGTTGCAGGTGCCGGAACTGGTGCGTTTACTGGTGGCGGAGGAGGAGCAGGAGGATACAGAACTTCAACTCAACAAGATATTCCTGCTGGTGAGACTTTAACAATAACAGTAGGAGGAGCATCGGCTGATTCTTCAGTTGCTGGTGGTTCTGTTTCAACAATTTTAAGCACACGTGGTGGATCTGGAGGTGTATATTATGATCCCGTAGGTCAAACCGGTGGATCTGGTGGTGGCGGTGGCGGTGGTCACGGTAATATAAATAATCCAGGCGGAGGATATCAACCTGGTGGAGCTGCTGGAAACACACCATCAACTTCTCCTAGTCAAGGTAACCCAGGAGGAAATGGTGCTAACTTAGGTTACCCTAATTTTTCCGGTGGTGGAGGCGGTGGAGCTTCTGCATCAGGAACTGCTGCACCAAACGGTCAAGGTGGTATTGGTACACAAAATAATATTATAGATGGCTCAACTCAAGTTTACTACGCTGGTGGCGGTGGTGGATCTGGTGGAGGCGGTGGTGGATCTGGTCAAGGCGGTCAAGGTGGCGGCGGTCAAGGTAGTGGTGGTGCTGGTCAACAAGGTCAAGCCAATACTGGAGGCGGTGGCGGCGGTGGTCGTGATGGTGCTTACCCTGGAGGAAGTGGTATTGTTGTATTAAAAGTACCAACGGAAAATTATTCTGGAACAACAACAGGCTCTCCAACTGTTTCAAGTTATGGTGACTTTACAATTCTTAAATATACTGGTTCTGGGGGTTACACAACATAATGGCTCATTTTGCAAAAATAGATTCGAATAACGATGTAGTAGATTGCATAGTAGTTGATAATTCTGTAGCAACAACAGAAACTGCGGGACAAAATTTTATAGCAAACGTTTTAAAAAAAGAAGGGACTTGGTTACAAACTTCTTACAATACTGTAGCAGATGTACATAGACTTGGTGAAACACCTTTAAGAGGAAATTTTGGAACTAAGGGTTCTACATGGGATCCAATTCTTGAAATTTTTATGCCAGAAAAACCTTATCCTAGTTGGGTAATGTCAAACAGTGCTTCTAAATGGACTTCACCATTAGGTGATAGACCGGCACTTACAGCTGAACAAGAATCACAAAATGCAGCAGATACCCACGATTGGTTTTATTATTGGAATGAAGAAAATCAAGGTTGGGAACTATTTGATACTTTAGCATAAAGTATTTACAATTTACTCTAAAACATATATACTTTTAAAAAGTATGAAAGCAGAAACAAACACACAGAGTGACTATGATTATTGGTTATGGGAAAATTACTATACTCCTAAACAAATTAAAAATTTTAACAATTTACTAAAAAGAAATTGTAAAATAGTAGAACCACGTAGTGCACATGCAACAAACATTAAAGGGGAATCACTTAAAAATGTTAAGACTTTTTTAATTCCTCTAAAAAAATGTGGTAAATATGTCGACCCTATTTTAGACCAGATCTATCGCACAAATAATATAAATTTTTCATACAATCTTTTTAATGAGTACAGTAAAATGGATTGTGGTAATTATAACATTTACTCTTCTGACACTAAAGCTAGTTATGACTGGCATATAGATAAATCTAAAAATATGCTTTTTGATATTAAATGGACAGTATTAATTAATCTTTCTGAAAAAAAATATGATGGGGGTAAGTTTCAAATTTTTAACCAAGGAGAGTATGACATACCTGGTTTTAAAAGTGGAGCAATGTTAATGTTTAAATCACATTTAAATCATAGGGTTACTCCAGTAACAAAAGGAGAAAGAAAAAGTTTTACTATTTTTTTTTGCGGGTCAAGATGGAGATAATAGAATGACAACTAAATGGGTTTTTCAAAAAAAAGATTGTGTTAACTACTATGCTTTTCACGAAAAAGTATTTACTGATCTAGAATGTGAAGACATAATAAAGTTAGGTGAAAAACAAATTTTAGAACAAGGCTCTGTTGGAAATGAAAAATTAATTAACGAAAAACAAAGAGCAGGAAAAATTTCTTGGATAACTCCATCTAAAGAAAGTATTTGGTTGTTTGAAAAAATAAGTGCTTACATAGAACGATTAAATAAAGATTTTTTTAATTTTGATTTAGATGGTTTTCCCGAAGATTTTCAATTCACTAAATATAAAAAAAACCAGTTTTATGATTGGCATGTAGACAGAGGTTATAATTCTAATTATGCAAGAAAATTATCTTTTTCATTGCAGCTTACTAAACCCAGTAAATATAAAGGTGGTGATTTAGTTTTGTGTCAGTCCAACAAACCAGATATTCTTAAACATAGAGAACAAGGGACTCTAATAGTTTTCCCTAGTTTCACTTTACATAAAGTAAATGCTGTAACTAAGGGGGAAAGAAATTCTTTGGTAGGGTGGAGTTCAGGGTCAAGTTTTAGATGAATAATTTTAACAACTTAACAATAGGACAAACATGGAAATAAAAAACATATTTAGTATTCCTTTAGGCATAAGTGTAAATGAAGACTATAAAAAAACACAAAAAAATTTAATTAAACATTGTAATAAAATAAAAAGTAAAAATAAAACAGGTGGTAAATATTGGGAGGCAAAACTTTATAACACTTTTAGTACACACCCTGTTCATTCGGATGAAAAATTTAAAGATATTAATAACTTTATATTTTCAGAAGTTACAGATTTTTCAAAGAAAATAGGCTACGGACATTTTGGAGTTGCTTGCGCAGAAAGTTGGTTTAATATTTATGATAAATACGATTATCAAGAAAACCATGATCATGTAGGTTATGACATATCGGCTGTATATTTTTTACAGGGGTCAGATAAAACTGGCACTTTAAATTTTAAAAATCCCGCTCCTTCAAAAAGAAGCAATTTATTTAATCCTGAAAATCAATACACCTTTTCTACTATGTGCATAAAACCTCAACCAGGTTTATTAGTTATATTTAATTCTAATTTAATGCATTCAGTTAGTCAGAACTTAAGTAATGAGAAACGAATATCGTTAGCATATAATTTTAAACTTTTAAATAGAAAGGAATATGAAAATTTTTTTTAAAGAAAAACAAAATTTTTTAACAAAAGAAAATAAAGACTTTATTAAAGACACTCTTTTTAGTAAAAGTTTTCCATTTTTTTTTCAAGAAGGTACAACCACCGACAAACCTGAAGATGTTATTTTTTGTCATGTTGTGTTAAAAAGACTAGAAGAGACTAAAGATCTTAAAGACGCTATAAATACCGATGATATAACTTATCTTAATACATTAGATATTTTAAATAATTTTTGTAGAAAGATAGGAGAAAAACCAAATTTTTATACAAGGATTTCTTACAATATTACAATACCCAATAAAAACAAAGCCTGTGGTATTCATGTAGATCATGTCTTTAATCACAAACAAATTATTATCTATTTAAATGAGTCAAGTGGCAATACTTTTATTGTAGATAAAAAAAATAAAGTAGTAAAAGAAATACCCTATGAATTAGGTAAGGGTGTGTGCTTTGAGAATTTACCACACTATCAAGAGTATCCTAAATTTGGAGCAAGAATTGCGTTAGTAGCTACTTTTATTTAATCTTGAAATTAAGCATAATCTGATATAATAGCTAATAAACAGGATTTTATATGTTACAAAAATTAGGCTTTGCTCCCGGATATAATAAACAAGTTACTGAATTAGGCGCTGAAGGACAGTGGTTTGATGGTAACAATGTTAGATTTAGATATGGTTCTCCAGAAAAAATAGGTGGTTGGGATCAATTAGGTTCAGATAAATTAACTGGAGCTGGTAGAGCTTTGCATCATTTTGACAATAATGCAGGAGTTAAGTACGCAATAATTGGTACAAACAGAATGTTATATGCTTATTCTGGAGGTTCTTATTATGACATTACACCTATAAGAACAACAATTGGTAGTATTAATTTTACATCTGATTCAGGAACACCAACGGTTATAGTTACATTTCCATCTTCTCACGGTATGGAAGAAGATGATATTATATTATTCAATGATGTTAGTGGGGTTACTGCAGTAGGTTCTACTTTTAATGATGCTTCTTTTGAAGATAAAAAATTTATGGCAACTTCGGTGCCAACAGCTACAACAATTACAATCACAATGCCTGCTAATGAAACAGGAACTCCTTTAAATAATTCTGGAGATGGTAAAGGTGCTCCTTTTTATCGTGTTGGTCCATCACAACAGTTGGGTGGATTTGGTTGGGGTACTGCAAATTTTGGTGGAACTGCATCCGGTATTGCAACTACTACACTAGCAACAGCTTTAACAAATACAACTACAACTGATATTGTACTTACAAACTCAACAGCGTTTCCTGATTCTGGAGAAATTAGAATTGGTACAGAGGATATTAGTTATACAAACAATGACCAGGCAACAGGGACCTTAAGTGGCGGAGCTAGGGGTGTGAATGGTACAACTAAAGCTACACATAGTGGAGGAGTAACAGTAAGTAATATTAGTGCTTTTGTTGCATGGGGTGAGTCATCAACAGATGATGTAACTCTTAATCCTGGTTTATGGGTATTAGATAATTTTGGTACAAAATTAATTGCACTTATTTATAATGGTGAATGTTTTGAATGGGATTCACAACCAACAAATGCTACATCAATTAGAGCTACGTTGTTAGCCAATGCTCCTACAGCATCGCGTCATGTGTTAGTATCTACGCCAGATAGACACTTAGTATTTTTTGGAACAGAGACAACAATAGGAGACAAGTCTACACAAGATGATATGTTTATAAGATTTTCAGATCAAGAAAATATTGATGGGTCTACAGCTTATACGGTTACGGCAGAAAACACGGCAGGTACACAAAGACTTGCTGCAGGTTCTAAAATTATGGGGGCTATTAAAGGTAGAGATGCTATTTACGTTTGGACAGACACTACATTATTTTTAATGAGATTTGTTGGTCAACCCTTTACTTTTTCTTTTGAAACAGCTGGAACTAACTGTGGGTTAATTGGTAAGAACGCATGTGTGGAAGTTGATGGTGTTGCTTATTGGATGTCGGAAAATGGCTTTTTTACTTATGATGGTCAACTAAAATCAATGCCTTGTCTTGTAGAAGACCATGTATTTGATGACATAAATTTTACATCTAGAGATTTAATTAATTGTGGTTTAAATAATTTGTTTACAGAAGTTAATTGGTTTTATTGTAGTAATGGAGTTAATCAAATAGACAGTGCAGTCACTTTTAATTATTTAGAATCAAGTAGTAAGAGACCCGTGTGGACTGTAAGTGAAACAACTACAGAAACTAATTCTGCTGGGGCTGCTACAAAAATAGGTTTACCTAGAGCATCATGGTCAGACTCAGCTGTATTTAATAAACCTCATGCAAATTATTATGATTCTGATAGCAATGCTTCTTATGATGTACAAGGCAATACTGATGGCTGTACGATATATTATGAACATGAAACCGGGACAGATCAAATTGATGCTGGAGGTGTGGTTACACCATTAAAAGGAACAATTACATCGGGTGAATTTGATATAACACAAAAAAGATCTTCGTCGGGACAAAGTATTGGTATGCCGGATATAAGAGGAGATGGTGAATACATTGCAAAAATTAGTCGTATTATTCCTGACTTTATAGAACAAGTAGGAGATACAAGAGTTTCTTTAGTTACTACGGATTACCCAATTAACACTCCGGTAGTAAGACCGTTTGATATAAAAACAACACAAACAAAACAAGACGTTAGAATAAGAGCTAGAGCAATTGCTTTACAAATTTCTAATATAGCTGCTGCACAAAATTGGAAACTAGGGACATTTAGATTAGATATAATGCCTGACGGAAGGAGAGGATAATGAACGACACATATTTTTTTGGTAAAAGAATGAGTTTTAACGAAGGGGGTAGAGCTCGTTTTAATGTAGGAGGTACGGGAAACCAAGATGCTGAAGCACAAGGTCTTGATTATATTTCTAACAATAAATATTTACAAGATGATTTTACAGGAAGTACACCATTAGATTTTAGTAATGTATCTAGTTCTGGAATTATGTCTCAAGCACCTGTTTCTGCTCCTCTAGCTTTTTTACCTTATGGCGGTGGTGGTGGTGGTGACGATGATGGTCCTAAAGATTACGGTTATACAGGACCCGGCTCTACAGGGAGTGTAGGTGGTTTTAATATAGACGATATTGGAGAAGGTACTATTGATGATGAAGATGATGATACAACAGGAAATTTAGGTATTGTAGATGGACTCAGAGCTATGGGGGCTTTTACTATTGGGGGACCTTTTAATGCTCTGTCTTCACTTAATAAATCTATAAACAAAAACAAACAAGAAGAAATTGATAAAATAAATGCAAAAATTAATTCACAGTATGGACTAGGTGGTGTACTAAATGACCCTAACACAGTTGGTGGTAGTAGTAGAGATTCAAAATCAGGAGGATCATTTGGTAGTTCAGTAAATGAAGCTACTGGCGCAAGAGGGTCGGGAACAGGTTTCTCGGATTATTCATAATGGCAAAAATTGTACAATCATTAACTAGAGCAAGTAAAGAATATGAGGAAAGAACTTTTCAATCATTAGTAAGAGATCTTGATGGTGTTATTAATAAACTAAATACTTCTTTTCAAGAAGAACTTAAACAGGAGATAGAAGCTAGAGCTTTCTTTTTAGAATAATGGCAGTAGTAAACCAATACAAATTTAAAGGTATAGATAATGATACCACAGGTAACGCATTAGTTCCATTAGGTGCAGGTAATCCTTTGATAAATGAGACTATAGTTATTAAATCATTACTTGTTACATCAGCAGGTACTCCTGCAGTTACTGTTACAAACAATAGTATTACAGCTATTAAATCAGTAGCGCTTACAGCAAACGTTACAACAGAATTATTAACTCAACCATTGATAGTAGAGGGTGGAAACACTTTTACAGTACAGGCGAGCACTACAGACTCGTTTGATATAGCTATCAGCTATCTAAACATCAAAAAGGAAAAAATAGATTAATGAATAAAGAGATACCAGTAATACAAGCAGAAAAAGTTATTACAACATACAGACACAAGGAAACTGGAGAGCTTTTTAAGGAAAGAAAAGACTGGGAAGTTAAAGGTTTTAAGGCAGAAGAAATGGCACAGGACGTAAAAGTTATCATGCCAAGTCTTGATTTGTTTGCAGAAACAAAGTAGAACAGGTAAACTAGGATTAAATTATGGCAATTTCAAGAATGCAACAACCAAGACAGATGCAACGTGGCTTAGGGGCTTTAAGTGCTCCAAGACAGAACTATGGTTT